CATGTTTTAAGTTACGTGAACACTAGAAAAACGGATTAATAAAAGCTAGTGTTAATCTGGTATTTTATTAATAACAATCACCAGAATGATTGAAATACTCTTGTATCAGTGCTGGCTCATCACCCTCACTTTAGGAACCCAAGTGTCTAAGTCCTAGTTCCTGTGTTCTTTCAACAGGAACTTTCGCCACCTTGACGTAAGAAGTTGACTCTTGTTGAGAGTCCCCTCACTGTCATTTCATTTTGGGCATTGGCAGCGTTGGTAGCCCGTTGTTCGCTTGCCTGTTGTTTGTTAAAGGCTAAATTATGTGCGAACTGGTTTTGTTGCATCATTTCATTAAATGCATTTTGTGTTCCTTGCAAGTAGTTCTGTTGGGCGAACATATTGCCTTGCAATTCTACGTCGTGTCCAAATTGGTTGTGTTGGAGTTTTTGTTGTTGTGTGAACAAGTTAGACTGCATCTTCTCGTCCTGTTTATACTGCTGCATTTGTCCTATCGCTTGACCTATTCCGGATAGTCCCCCACCAGCCATCATAGCTAGCATCTGGGCATTAGCCACAACTTCAATTTCCTCTACAGCAGCTTCCAAAGCCAGAGTTGGAACACAGTATTGTTCTTGTAGGCCAAATACAGTCGATGTTCTGCTAAACCATGAATCAGTATTGGTCTCTGGAAAAGCGTTGGTACGATTTGTGATTTCAATGGCTTGTATCACGAGGTTGCTTGTTCCAATGGTCAAAACTCGATAATTAGGTGATGTTGTGTTTATTACAAACTGTCTCCATTCCTGGAAATAGCGAACATACGCTATTATTCTCTGCGACGTCTGATCAACAAGGATTAACTGGATACATTGCGTTAGTGGCAGGTCTTTGGCCATTCTATAGAACCACCTTTCTATGGTGGCATCATTTGTCGCTGTACCATCTGGGTAGTCAGTAACCGTAAGTGAAGATGGTGGTATAGTAGTGAACAAAAGATTTTGAAAACCTGTTGGTAAGCTCTCAAAAAATCTGATGGATCCAAGTTGTTCGTCAACGTTGATGAAAGGAAATTTAGGTGGTACCACTCCTTGATGCGGCAATTGGCACAAACGAGACAAATTTACTGAATCTGGACGTTGGGTAATGTAACTTGTTAAAAACAAGAAAGCTGTTCCTTGGTTCGTAATGATCTTGATATAGCCGTGAGCAGCGTATCTTATGTCAGTCATGGTAGGTTCAACCACAACATCCATTGTACGGTATTGCGTCTGATTGTAAAGGATAACCTTGAGCTCTGGATCTTCTGTGACAAATGAAACATACTTGGTCCAATTTTTGGCATTATTCCAAGCAACTTCATCAAGTCTGTCTTGTGAGCTCGGGGTTGTTGTAGAATATGGGAAAAATCCAGGTATTGGTATACGTGTCCCGAGTTTTACATGGTGGGTGGCGTCCATTGTTGAAAAGTAGTAGATACCCACGTACTTGTTGTAAGTATCGTATACAGCGCTTTGACCTCTCCAGAACTCAGTTATAGTTGGCCAGAATTCCTCGGACTCTGCTGCTAAGTAGAAACTTGTAGCTGCCACACCTCCAGTTCTGGGTATACCTGTTGCTTGCATCCATTTGGCTGTTATTGCTGGATTTTGTGGCATATCCGTGAAATCTTGATACCTTTCACCAAGTGTGTAATCTGTTGCCCCACGCCTTGTGCCATCAGTGTAAATGCTGATCGGATTATTGATAACTTGTTTAAAGTACTCATCGAAGGTTTCAAAGCCACTCCGACCTTCAACTGGCACAGTTGGTGTTAAAGATGGTGCTGCAAAGATGAAAGGATTCGGTTCGGAAGCGTTGTTTAGCTTTGAGGCGATACGAATTCTCACCAATGTGTTGTCTCGGTATGGGTTATACACTGCTAAAGCTGTGAAAATAACCAAATGTGGCCTTTGGCTCAAGTCTCCCAAATCATCGGATGTTGATCTCCAAAATTCGCTCTTACGAGCGTCATGTAGCGTCATGATGGTGTTCCATGGCATGGCTACGCTCTTAACAACATAGCTAAAACGCTGAGCTTCGGAAATGATTATGGTTGACCCTTCAACTTTCGTTGGCTGCCAACAGACACCCAGGGCACCTGAAAGCAACTGATTACCAATGACCGTGATTCTATATGAGATAGCGCCTGCGTATCTTCCATGCATTGAAGCATAAGCCCTGATGTACTGGTTGTTGAATGGCGATGTTGCTGCATATGGTATCTGTAGTACAATCGCTCCTGTAGCTGCTGACTCTGTAATAGAGTACTCCTGATCGGCATCTAAGAATTGTTCATAGATGAGACTTTTCAAGTCAAAACCGATAGCTCCAACGCTCAACATGTTGGGCGCTCCCACAGGCACAAGAGTCATGGTTTCAGCTATCTGGACTGCTGCCATGATGTCATCACCGGGTGCAGTCATAGCTGGTGCCATAGCAGTTGGTTGCGGGTTAGGGGCAGATGGTAAATTGACCCTAGCTTCTGCTTGCATAGCTTGGTTCATGGTGGCCGGTTCGACTGGCATGTCACTTCCTCCTGCCATATTAGCGCTCACAGAGAGATCCTCCATGTGTTGTGTAATACGATCAAGATTGACTATGTCATCTACTGTAAGCTTTCCGCTCTCTTCGAATTTAGTTCTCAATTCTTCAATCTTTTCTCGCATTTTTGGAATAGCTTCTCTCTTAAGAAAATCATCTACCATAGCTCGTATTTCATCAATGCATTTCGTTTTTTGGAAAGTCTTAATAGTTTCATCCTCAATTTCAACCATTGATTTATAGTTGCTCTTGAGGAATTTAACCATTTCGATCTTCGAAACCATTGGTCCTTTCTTCAATGATGTGATTTTCTCACACTCGTCACTGTGATATCTCTTGCCTTCATGAACATAGCACATATCTCGGGCTGAGTTGGTGGTAACTTTACCTTCAACTTGATCTTTGATTTCCTGGCATGCTTGTCTTTTAGCTTCAGCTTTAGTATCAGAAACTCCGGTTCCGGTGTATTCCTGTTCTTCGATCTGGAGTCGTCCCTTGCATGTCCAGTTAAGAATGTTATCTGGTCCTTCGGCATAGTATTGATAGATTGGAACTTCAAGTTTGTTCTTTTGCACGAATTCATTAATCCACATGTCAGCCATACTGAGTCTTTTTGAGTTTGTTTGAGTTACAGGGTCATCATCACCCCATACAGGTGAATTAATCTTACCTATTATGTAATCACACCAGAGTTGTTGTATCTGTGTGTGTGACACGTAATCCAATTCAAAGCCATAAATCCTTGCTAGCTTTCCGACGGCTGAGCAAACCTTTTCATAAAAGTCTTTCTCATGAAGTCCAGCTTCCATCAATGCTGTAAAGCAATTTTGTTTGATTTGGCTGGGGAGTAAACTTTTAAACCAGAAGAGACATGATGTTATCGAACTCTTTTTTAGTCGCGGGAAATAGATGTTACTCTGATGTTTAACATAGCTCCTTGAACAGAAGCTGACATTTCCTTCCTCTTTAGGTGGTGTCTGTTGTAAGCCGTACTTCAAGGCGTCTTCAATAAGCTCATCTTCGCTAATGTCAACTGCTCTCGAATACTTACGTATCGCGTCGTCACCAAGGATGCGCAACACGACATTTTTGTTAACCTCATTATAGCTAGGAAAACGATTGTACTTTTCTTGCCACTTACGGAAAAATGTGTATAGTGAGACTTTAGCTACCACGTGACAATTCAGTAATGTTGTTACAAAAGAGCCTGACGCGTTTCCTTTGTCAATGAAATACAGATGTCCATTTATTGAATGTAGTCTATACACCAATGAGGTGGCTAGAGCTTCTACGACGTTCTCAGGATAAGAATAAAGAATTGTTCGTACAAAG